TTACCCAAAAGAATATGGAATTACCCCAAGAATAATCAAGGGGCTCTGCGTTTTCATAAAGGCCTTGTAATGGGCCCCGCAGACCATTCCCGATTCCGATAGGTAGACTGAGTCCCCACTAGGTCGTTACGACCAGAGAATCCCTATGAGGGATTCACCCAACGGCGTTGTATAGCAACTGCGCCGCGCAGTGCAGATCGCTTTAAATGCAAAACATCTTCGAAAGCAGCAGTTTCCTGAGAGGAAGACTGCAAGCCTAAAAGAGATTTGCTTAAAGCAGGGTATCCGTCAATTTCGTCAGTGCGAGAGATTGACTTCGGAACAAACGCCTGTACTTCAAAGCGTTGGTAATTATCATTCCATCTGTTGATAGATTGATAACCGAGGAAGGATTCCCTACCAAGTCCAGAACAAGTAGAAGATACATAGGGCAAAGGCCCTAGTATAGATTCAACACTCTTAAAGAGTGCTGATGAAGTTCTCCAGAAACCTTTTCGATAGAATTGGTTAGCTGTAGAAACAGTACTAATTAGTTCATGGACTTGCCGCCTGTTCTTAGGAAGATGTCTTCGGACGTATACCGGTTTAACTGGTATTCCGTCGTAAGCATCAACACCACATGACTCTCTAAACTTTCCAGTACAGAAAGTCTTGTGGACATTTACCTTACAGTGGTATTTATGTAGGTAATCAAGAACAGTCATCGCAGCGTTTGATGGAACGATTAAATCGTCACCATAAACGCGAACATATCGACCAACAGAAATACAGTTGCGATATGTTAAAGGAAGGTTGTACTGTTTCAGTAGAGCCATTACACAGATTGTGTAAAAATACATTGACTCTATTGGAAAGCACAAAGCTGAACCCATAGAAGCAAACTTCCATAAGTCGCTGATTAGGCGACCATCAGGAAGAACAGCTTTCGTCGATCGACATGCATCAATAGCATCCCTCAAATCGGGATTACTATCAAACATCCTGAGTGCGAGATATCGAGGAACTCGATCACTCGCGTCAGAGAGATCTATCGTTGCAAATAGATTGCTTTTCGACGAACTTATTGCTAAGCTTTGGTTCCGAGATTGATCAGTAAAAGAAACTGAACAATTGACAGAATCACTAGATTCAATAGCGCCAACTAAAGCGCTTTGAATCCCCTGTTGTGCAAATTGCATACAGACGGGCTCAATAGCAATAATACGTGGGCCTTTCAAAGTCTTCGGAACAGGAACAACCCTAACGGGAAGTTCTTGATCCTCTGGTATAAACGATACCATCTCGAGATCCAAACTATCGAATGAACCTATTGCTAGGCCATTAGATAGAAATGGAAAATACTGCTCGAGTCGTTCATGCCAGTACTTCCAAACGTATTTCTGATTACCAGAAAGTCGCTCGGAAGTAGCTCCGGGACCATGCCGAGGGACCAAGTCATCAAGGCATATATTAGCCAAGATGCGGCTCCAAAGCATAAAAGATACGTTAGTAAAACTAACAATATCTTCACTCGGAACGGAAGAAGATGAAAGAGAAAGCTCTGTTTCGACGTAATTCTCAATGGCCTCCCGCGTCCTCTTTGAGGTACACGGAACCAGAATCTTTTTGTATGCCAGGCAAATTTGCCTGACAGAATCAACAAGAGAAGGTATGTAAGCTTTGAGGGAATCATCGTCGAAAATCCTTCCAGTCTCATGGTTGAAGATTAAGCCGAGCGTACCTCGCAAAAACGCGGGGATTGCTCCGAATTTCCGAAAATTCTGGAAATTCGATGCGGCTATAAAACCATCTGCAAGGCTTCTTTCGAAGTCTCTAGCAAATGATGGTAGGGTTATCGTTAAAAATGATAAACCCTCCGCTTCAACCCGTGATCTAATGGTTTTAAGATCACGTAAATCGAGATCAGCGATGCTATTGCTGGTCGCATCAATAATGATGCATTCCAGCACTTCTAGCAGGTTTCTTACGTCGCTTTTCAAGATACCTCCTAACGGAGGAAGTCTTCGAGCCACGTATCGCGCCTATCCCTCAGAAACAGAGGGTCAATCAATCACACCTTCGAGGAAGATTTTGAGGGCAATGCCTTCATCTTCTTCTTTCTCGGAGGAGTAGGCTGAAGTCGATGCTTCCCAGCATCGATTGAGTGAAAAGCATCAAGGAGTACGGTGGCTTCCGCCAACGCTCCTTGGATGATCTTCGCTTGAGGTCCTTGCGCATTGGATATGCCGACAAGTCGGTTGATATCAATGCCGGATTGGTCCAGCATGTTCAACACATGTTGAGCAGTCTGTAGACCAAGTAGGAACTTTTCAGCTTTGGACGCCATGATCAATCTCCTTTCAAGAACGGCGAGAGTTAAGACTCACGACCGTAAAGTTTGGTGATGATCCCGGCGACGTCGAGAGCACCTTTGAACCCAGCCCAAAGCTGGGACACTTGCGTTTCAGAAAAACCGAAATTCGGTCTTTCGATCACAAGGTACATGGCCAGGTTTTCGAAATCGTTGGCAGATGTCAACGGATCGGCGACGACGGCCTTGTTGTCAATTCGATACATGGTGCGAATGCGTTTAGCATTCACGTCATGCGAGACGGTAAGTTTGTACGTCTCGTCGGCTTTCTGATAAACGGACTTAAGTCCGCTTGTAGAAATCCGAGGCATCGATTGTGCGACGGCGTTAACAGTGATTGATTGAGGATCGGCGAAAGACATGGTAAACCTCCAAAGAAGAGGGACATGTTAATCTGATCGTGTCTAACAAGATGTCCAATTTTGTCAGATACTGATTCGATCAGCCGATTCCTAGTTGGTGCCACGGGATATCCCGAGAGCAGCTAGGATAGCAACTTGTTGCGCGGACAAACCGCCGGGCAACAGGCCAAAACTGTATGGCGTTTTAGCTACAGCCCTTTGAGCGGTATCAAGATATCGATACCATTCAAGGTGTAATGGAACTTTCCAGTAATTGACCATCAGTCGTAAGACTAATCGTCGTACTGTATGTTGCATTACGTACATATACTTGCACGCAACAGCATCCAGTGCCCAATCATTAGCAATATCAATGATACGGCCAGTGTTGGTGAACCAGTCTGCAAGCCACGTCCAAGGAGTTGATCTGTAGAGGTTTGATGGAGACAATCTTGCACCGAAAATGGTTAGACGACGTTGTAAGTCGTTCCATTGACTAGTATAGTCAAGCAAGTTGCTATCAAACTCGGGACGATAATAAGTAAATCTGCCAACAGCCCACACGCGATTACGTTTTTCTTCGCGTATAGACCAATGGTGAGATGAGTTATTACCGCCGATCAGAACGTTTCTTCCCATGTTCCACGGAAAAGCATTAATGTTTGGAAAACAACCATTAATAGCCCCCGTAGAAACAAGAGAATCAGATTCTGTCTCTTCAAGGACGCTGACCCTTCTGCTCCATTTGCCATTTCGATGTGTTATATCATCAATATAGCGCTCGGAATTTTGGAAGACATCATGAAATTTTATGAGGTCTCCAACAAAAGGGGCCCATCCGAAACGATGGTTGAGAAAGTGATCTGAAACAGATCTAGGGTGAAGAAATTCTGAACTCTTGCTACCGCCCATAGATTCATAAAGATTCTTGAATCCAAGAGCAGTGGTCTGGAGCATCCTAGGGATGTCCTTCGCTTCGCGAAGAGCTACAGTAAGTCCTGCTTTCTCAAGTTGCGGCCTAAGCTTAGCATAGGCCTCAGGTCCACGTGCATCAACGGGGTTAACGAGAATACTTCCGATGTTATTGGGTTGCAGCCCAGCTTGATTATAACTAGCTGAAGTTACAACGTCAGTACCACCGAAAGACGGCTCGCAAAAGCCACCCTGGTACTCGTAATAAAAGGACGGATCCGAATCCTCGGGAACCGTCACATAAGTACCTTGGCCTTTTACCTCAAAATCAGGTCTCGCAAATTTCACCCGCAAGAAAGGACCGCCTTCCTGATAAACAGGGAGAATACGGTTCTTGGAGTGAGTCCTTGGGTTCACTTGATCCCAAGTTCGTATTCCAGAGCGGTAGGTTGTTGAGTCTCCACTGAATTGTTTGAAGACTTGAACAACCGCGTTGTCGGATTTTCTTTTCTTACGAAAAGTCCCGACTAAGACCTTGTTGTTTCCAACAGGGACTTGGTCTCTCCGGCGAAAACGCGAGAATGGTGATGACACGTATCACTCCTCCATACAGGAATTAGAAGACCCATCGCTGAGTCTCAAGTACCC